GTCCAAACAAACCCAGCAAATTTTAAGAAAAAAGGATGTGAAACACCCTCTTTCTTATTGATATCTTGCATTACTAAAAAGCCAAAGACCTTGCTGGTGTCGATGGCTAGAAGGAGGTGATAAAAGGCTCAAGAAACACCCCAAGAATAAATACGTATTCTATCTTTTCAATAAAATCTCTTAATGTTTTTTGGGCCAAAATAAAAAAGACCGACACAATGGCCGGCACTCTTTGAACACGATACAACTATTATATCACACAAGAGGGGTGTCATGGCAAGTATCAATCTATTTGCGGAAGTAGATAAAACCGCAACTAAAAAGAAAGCTATAAAGGTGCTAAGAAGGTATCGCATGCTAACACGGATAGCGGGGTTGGAATACGCCCCTAAAGTGACAGCTTCATTCTCGTTAGAACCCAAATCATTCGACGGTATGGTCCATAGTCAGACCGAAAGCATGGTAACACGCAAGGTGGCCGCTGAGCAAGACTTACAAGCTATTGTCAGAGCTATCAACGCATTATCAGATAGGCATTACAGCCAGATATTGATAGAGTGTTATTGCAGAAACAGAAAGCAATACAATATTGAAGTCTATATGGACCTTGGGTATTCTGAAAGCGAATATTATCGAATGAGAGAACAGGCAATTTTGGAGTTTGCGGAGAACTACCGCAACGGAGAATGTCTGGTATTTCTGGGAGATTAAGACGAAGAAAACACTCGATAAATGTTAGAATTTGAACGTTTATCAGCGATATAATATTAGTATTGATAATTATAGCTAGACAGCTCATTTTGTGGGTTGTCTTTTTTATACACAAAAATATAGCGATGAAGGAGGTGGACGTATTGGGCTAAATCAACGACAAAAGCTATTTGCGGATGAATATTTGATATCTGGTGTTGCTTACAATGCAGCTCTCAAGGCTGGGTATTCTGAGAAATATGCTAAAGCAAGAAGTCATATCTTGTTAGAAAATGTCGGAATCAAGGCTTATATCGAAGAGCGACTGAAAGAGCTTGAGAAGAAGAAGATAGCAAAACAAGACGAAGTTATGCAAGTCTTCACTTCGATTCTGCGGCAGGAACTCATGGAAGAAGTCGTCGAGCTAAACGCTGTTACAGGTCAGTTTGTCAAGGCTAAGAAACCCCCGTCCATCTCTGAGGTCATCAAGGCGGGTAGCGAACTTATGAAACGCTATCCAACAGCTAAACAAGCTGAGAAATTGCAACTTGAGATTGAGAAACTCAAATCTCAAATCGGTGGTGATGAAGGGCAAGATGAGAAAATCGCCGGTTTCCTAGACATCATCAAAGGAGCTGTAAGCGATGGACTTGAGTAAGCTCTATACCAAGCGGCAGTTAGATGTGCTTAACTACATTTGGAATCATGATTGGTTTATATGTGGTCTTCATGGCGCTAAACGAGCGGGTAAGACAGTGGTTAATAACGACACGTTCGTAACCGAATTAAGCCGTGTCAGAAAGATTGCTGATCGTCTAGGCGTGGATGAGCCTATCTACATCTTAGCGGGGACATCGTCAACTTCGATTCAGAATAATGTGCTGCAAGAACTTTACAACAAATATGGTTTTGAGCCAAAGTATGACAAACATGGCTCTTTTGTTTTTTGTGGTGTAAAAGTTGTGCAAGTTTATACTGGTTCGATATCTGGGCTTAAGCGTGCCCGTGGTTTCACGGCGTTCGGGGCTTATGTCAACGAGGCGTCGCTAGCGAATGAGATTGTTTTCAAAGAGATTATCTCACGCTGTTCTGGTGAAGGTGCTCGAGTGGTGTGGGATAGTAACCCAGACAACCCAAATCATTGGCTTAATCGAGATTACATTGGCAAGAACGATGGCAAGATTATAGATTTCAGTTTCAAACTCGATGATAACACTTTCTTATCAAAACGCTATATCGACTCTATTAAGGCAGCTACGCCAAAGGGGAAATTCTACGATAGAGATATCTTAGGACTTTGGAGCGTTGCAGAAGGCGCTATCTACGCTGATTACGACAGTAAGATTCACGTAGTTGATGAATTACCAGACATGAGACGCTACTTTGCGGGCATTGACTGGGGCTACACTCACTACGGTTCTATCGTAGTAGTCGGTGAGGGCGTGGACGGCAATTACTACCTTGTTGACGGTGTGGCGGCGCAATTCAAAGAGATAGATTGGTGGGTAGAACAAGCTAGGAAGCTAACCGACATTTACGGTAACATACCATTCTATGCTGATAGTGCCCGTCCGGAGCACGTAGCAAGATTTGAGAACGAAGGGTTTGATATTATGAACGCTAACAAGTCAGTGATAGCCGGTATCGAGCTTATCGCTAAATTGTTTAAAGAACGCAAATTATACGTTAAACGAGGATTCATCCCTCGTTTTTTTGATGAGATATACCAGTACCGGTGGAAAGAGAACAGCACGAAGGATGAGCCATTAAAAGAATTTGATGACGTGCTGGATAGTGTGAGATACGCTATCTATTCTGATTTCGTCATTGGTAGTACGGAAAGAGCAAGCTATAACGACTTGCTTAATATGTTTGGTTAGGAGGAATGATGGAACGAACACTATTTACAGATAGCACCGGTCAAGACCGAGTTTTAAACCTGCGATTCCATCGTGGGTCTCGCATTCGCTATCGAGCGGATAGCTTGGATGAACTCATGGCTGGTAATTGGGAATTGCTGAAACATTTCATCAATCACCACAAGTTGAGACAAGCACCACGCATTCAAGAACTCATGGACTATGCGAGGGGTGAAAACCACGACGTTCTTAAATCTGGAAGGCGTAAGGATAAGGAAATGGCTGACAAACGAGCCGTGCACAATTATGGCCGCATGATTAGCAAGTTTAAAACGGGCTACCTTGCCGGGAATCCTATCCGTGTGGAATACGATGATAATAACGATCACTCGCAAAACGATGAAGCAATTAAGCGTATTGGACGTGTCAATGATATCGATACACACAATAGAACGCTTATCAGAGACTTATCGCAAACCGGTAGAGCTTACGAGCTTATCTATCGCAGTGAGTACGACGAAACACGTATCAAACGCCTTAATCCGCTAGATACGTTTGTGATTTACGACAACTCACTAGAAGATAACTCAATCGCAGCCGTTCGCTACTATAAGCGTGGTTTCCTAGAAAATGCCAAAGAGGTTGTGGAAGTTTACACGGCCGAATATATCTATACGCTGGATGTGTCAGATAGCTTCAATGAAATCTCGGTGACATCTCATGCATTTGGTACTGTACCGATTACGGAGTTTCTAAATAACGTTGACGGTATTGGGGACTATGAAACTGAGCTGTATCTTATTGACTTATACGACAGTGCAGAATCGGACACAGCAAATCACATGAGTGACATGGCTGACGCTATTCTTGCCATTTATGGTGACCTTGCCTTGCCTCAAGGCATGAAGGCTAGCGATATGAAACGCACTCGTTTAATGCAGCTTAAACCGCCTAAGTCAGCAGACGGGAAAGAAGGCACGGTCAAGGCTGAGTACCTCACGAAGTCTTATGATGTGACTGGTGTTGAAGCGTATAAGACACGCTTAAACAAGGATATCCATGTATTTACTAACACTCCAGACATGTCTGATACGAATTTCAGCGGGAATACGTCTGGTGAGGCGTTAAAATACAAATTATTTGGGTTAGATCAAGACAGAATTGATACACAATCACAATTCACGAAAGGGCTGAAACGTCGCTATCGTCTTGCTGCTCGTATTGGCTCGCTGGTCAACGAGTTTAAAGATTTTGACGAAAGTCTCTTGAATATCATCTTCACTCCAAACTTGCCTCGTTCACTTGCTGAACAAGTCGAAGTATTGGCTGGTTTGGGTGGTCAAGTTTCGCAAGAAACAGCCTTGAGCTTGTCTGGTTTGGTCGAGAGTCCAGTCGAGGAACTCGACAGAATGAACAGAGAGGTGTCTGAAATCGATATTAAGGGCTATTCTAGCGATTTCAATAATCACGTAGGCGAATACACAAACGATTCTACGAGGGTTAACGTATGACGTATTGGTCAGAACGTACTCAGCGAGAACGTGAGCGAGCTAACAAAAAAACAGAGGCAGAGTTTAAGAAAGAACTCGAAGACCTCTACAGAATGGAATTAGGTCAGTTACGAAAAGAGTTGGATGCTTATATCCAGAATTTCGCTGAAAAAAATGGGCTAGCCGTTGAAGACGCTAAGAAACGAGCTAACGAATTAGATATTAAAGGATTTGAGAGCAAAGCTAGACGCTATGTTGCTGAGAAGGATTTCAGTGCAACAGCTAACGAGGAACTCCGAAATTACAATTTCTCAATGTCAGTTGGTAGGCGTGAGCTGCTTATTCAACAGTTAGAGCTTGAGTTGATGTCTCTTGCCGAGGGTGAAGAGAAACTTATGCGTGAGTATCTAAACACGGCTTATAAGGCTGAGATGGCACGAGGTAGCTTGTTAGATCAGAGTGTGTTAAAAGGCAATATCTTAGCTCATGCAATGGAAACGGCAGTTAACGCTAACTTCGAGGGCGCTAAGTGGTCAGAACGTATCTGGGGCAGAAATGCACAGTTGAGACAACTGGTTAGGACAGAAGTAACGAGAGCTCTTATTCGTGGAGATAACGGTTTGACGATTGCAAGACGTATCAGAAAACACATGGACGTATCACGCACTAATGCAGAGCGTTTGGGTATTACAGAACATGCTAGAGTCCAGACGTTAGCTCAGCAAGACATTATGAAAGAGAATGGCTTTGAGTATTTCAAACTTATGCCAGAAAGCCGAGCGTGTTCGATTTGTAAAGGCATTGGCGAGGAGACGGAAAAGAATCCTGTCAGAATCGCTGATATGGAAATCGGAACGAATGCGCCGCCTATTCATCCTTACTGCCGTTGTGCAGTCGTTGAGGTGGAATAGTGCACCATGTTTTCAAAGAACCGTAGAGGGCGAGCCTCTGATGGTGCATAGGGCTATTTTAAGCCCTAAATAAACAACACTAGCGTGGCTTATAGATAAATGCACCGGGCATGACTAGATGGGGCGTAGCTAGCCTTATCGTGGCTTGAAAGGCGCATTTTTTATGAGACTAGATAGGAGAACAAAATGGAAACAGATAACACAACAGTCGAAACGGTCGAAACTGAGGAAGTAAGCCATGACGTTGATAATAATCAATCGAGCGACTTCCAAGCGCCGCAATCACAGTCAGAACTGGATAGTATTGTTAACAAGGCAGTCCAAACAGCCTTGAAGAATCAGAAAAAGGGCGAAGAAGCACGAGTAAACGAAGCTATCGCTAAAGCACTACAAAAAGAACAAGACTATTCAAAACTATCTGCTGCTGAGCGTGCGAGCAAGGAATTTGAAGACCAGAAAGCAGAATTTGAAAAGCAAGTAGCACAATTTGAGTTTGAAAAGCTAAATATGGCGGTTAAAGAGGACCTTGTTTCTAAAGGTTTGCCAGTCGAATTGGCTGATATGTTTAGCCATGCTGAGAATGCCGCTGAGGCTCTTAAATTGGTCGGTACATTTGAGAAAGTCTTCAACGATGCCGTTGCTAATCAAGTCAAAGCCACTATCCGTCAAAACTCACCTAAAGCCGCAAGTGCCGGTGATGCTCAAACGGACAATTTTGGAGCTCAACTTGCTAAGTCTACGAGCGTTACGGCTGCTCGTTTTATCTAAAGCAGAAAGGAATCTTTAAATGTCAACAACAAAAATCTTTGACACTTCAAACATCGTTCGCTCATTGCCTTACAAGGCAGTAGCGGCAACAGTAGACAAAACTTATGATGGCGTATTGGTAGATGGTAAGAAATACATCAAAGCAGGTACTTTGGTTGCTGGTAAAGATGGCTCAATTTTTGACGATCGCACAAAAACCGTTGTGGAAAACAAAACAGCGCCAGAAGGCATTGTCCTCTACGACGTAGATTTGACAATCGAAAATGCCGTATCAGTGCTCTATGCCGGTGAAGTTTACAAAAACAAAGTTAACGGCGGAGAAGTTGACGACGCTGTTAAGAAGGCATTGCCACTTATCAAATTTATCTCTGAGAAATAAAAGGGGGACTATTAAAACATGGGACTTATTTATGATAAAGTAACCGCATCTAACATTGCTGGTTATTTCAATGCGTTGCAAGAAAATGTTAACTCTACTTTGGGTGAGTCTATTTTTCCAGCACGCAAACAACTTGGAACTAAATTGTCTTACATTAAAGGGGCGTCTGGTCAAGCTGTTGCGTTGAAAGCCGCTGCATTCGACACTAACGTTACAATCCGTGACCGTGTCAGCGCTGAAATGCACGACGAACAAATGCCATTTTTCAAAGAAGCTATGCTCGTTAAGGAGAATGACCGTCAACAACTTAACCTCGTTAAGGACTCTGGCAACGAAGCGTTGGTTAACACAATCGTAGCCGGCATTTTCAATGACGATGTAACACTCATCAACGGTGCTCGTGCCCGTCTTGAGGCTATGCGTATGCAAGTGCTTGCCACTGGTAAGATTGCTTTTACAAGCGGCGGTGTCAACAAAGATATTGACTACGGTGTTAAGGCAGAGCACAAGAAACAAGTAACTAAGAGCTGGGCTGATGCGGACGCTAAACCTCTTGCTGACCTTGAAGAAGCTATCGAAACAGCGCGTGAACTTGGACTTAACCCAGAGCGTGCTGTAATGAATGCTAAAACATTCGGTCTTATTCGTAAGGCTGCATCAACAGTTAAGGTTATCAAACCTCTTGCTGGTGATGGTGCAGCAGTTACTAAATCAGAACTTGAAAACTACATCGCTGATAATTTCGGTGTGTCTATCGTTCTTGAGAACGGCACTTACCGCAATGATAAAGGTGAAGTTTCTAAGTTCTTCCCAGACGGGCATTTGACACTCATTCCTAATGGCGCTCTTGGTAATACTGTGTTCGGTACTACTCCAGAGGAATCTGACTTGTTCGCTGATAACACTGTTAATGCGGATGTTGAAATCGTCAATAACGGTATCGCAGTAACAACTACTAAGACTACTGATCCAGTCAACGTGCAAACTAAAGTCTCTATGGTAGCATTGCCATCTTTCGAACGTTTGGATGATGTTTACATGCTTACTGTCATCCCAGCGCTTTAATAGGTATCGATTATGAATACCGTATTAAAAGCGTTTATGGATAAAACCGACGGCACAGTTTACTACGTCGGGGACTTGTACGACGGTGAACGTACTGAGGAACTCATTGAGTTAGGTTACGTGCAAGACGACAAGCCGAAGAAGAGAACTAGAGCTAAGAAGACTGCTGAATAGCGAGGTATGGCATGAAGACGTTAGATAAAGACCAAGTCGTTGAAAATGTTTCTGTTGACCTCAACACTAACGACGATGATTTGCTTGAAATTCTGTTGGAGCGTGTCGTTAACCATTTCAAGGCTGAGTATGGTGTCGAAGAAATCGATAACAAACTAGCATTTATTTTCGAAGATTGTGTAATCAAGCGTTTCAATCGTCGAGGCGCTGAGGGTGCTAAATCTGAGTCAGTGGATGGTCATTCTATGTCGTATTACGACAACGAGAATGAGTTTAAACCTTATGATGACATGCTTCAAAGATTGTATGGCAATTCTGGGCAAGCTAAAGAGGGCGAGGTGCTATTTCTATGAGATACGCTGATACCGTAGCGCTAAAATATCACGATAAGACGAACAAACGCTACGACCCCGAATCAGGTCGCATGGTAGGTGGCAAGGAGTGGGCTAGAACGATAGCGTGCAATGTCACTGGTGCCAGCCTTGACTTACAAGCTAAACTAGGAGACCTTCTAAACACTAATAGCATCGTCATTAGATTCAGAAGCCCTGTAACAGTTGGAATCGACACAATCGAATACAACGGCGCTAAATACAAACCTGTTACTGTGAGGGACTATCTAGCTGGTCGAAACGTCATCTATGCTAATAAGGTGGTTAGATAATGGCCACACTAGAATTTGAAGGCTTGGACGAAATGGCTCAAAGCCTTTTGAGAAACGTCTCGCCCGAAAAACGCTTAAAGGTTTTGAGGAAATATGGGGGCAAATTGAAAGAGGCTGCTATTAACAAGGCGCAATTCACCAAAGGTTATTCAACGGGTGCTACTCGTAGAAGTATTACCTTGCAAGCTGGAAGTGATGAAGCGATTGTCGAAGCATTAACTAGCTACTCAGGTTACGTCGAAGTAGGAACACGGAAGATGGAAGCACAGCCATTTATGCAACCGGCTCTTGAAGAAGTGGCGCCTAAGATGGTTGAAGAAATGGCTAAATGGGACGAAACATGAAACAACCAGATCAGTTACTTCATGACGAAATGTTTCGGATTAGTGATGAGTTAGGATACGACACATATACTTATTTGCCGCCCGAAAACGTGGCTTATCCATTCGTTGTCATGGGGGAAACAAAGGTCTTGCCACAAGCTACCAAATCGCACTTAATAGGGCGTTTATCGTCTACGGTGCATGTCTGGGGGCGTGTGGATGACCGGAAATTATTATCAGATATGGCTGGACAGTTAATGTCTAGCTTTTTTGCTATCAAAAACATTGACGGCATGCAGTTTTCAGCAGAGGTCAACCAGTCGTCAATCGATAGCAATCGAGACAATAGCACGGATGAAGTCCTATACCACTTTATCGTCTATACGTATTTTAAATTTATTTAATTAGGAGGAAGAAATGGCTGAAACTAAAGTCAAAGAAGCCCAATTAGGGAAAGAAAAAATCTTGATGTTCCGTAAGTTTGGAGACAAGACAGCAGCGGCTAAACTTGCCTTGCAAACTGAGCATGAATGGGAATACTCACGAGATGCAGACACTACAAAAACCAAAGATGGTGCAGTAGTTGCGGATGGTGGTCTTGAAACTAAGCTTTCAATCACTGCCATTGGGACAAAAGACGAACTTAACGAAATGTTGAAGAAATCAGTAGTCGATGGTTACAAGGTCGAAGTTTGGGAAATCGACTTGTCTGACAAGAAGGACAATGGGAAATATGGCGCACTCTATGCCATCGGACGCTTGTCATCTTGGAAAGTGCCAGCTAACGTCGAGGAACTTGTGGAAATTGAATCAGAAATGTCAGTCGAAGGTAAACCACAAGCTGGTGAAGCTACATTGACGGCTGAGCAAGTCAAGGAAATTCAATACACATTCCAAGACACAACTGCGATCAATCCCCTCTAATAGTATGTAATTATCTTGAGCCAAGCTGTTTCAGTTTGGCTTTTTATTTTAGAAAAAAATAGGAGTAAACAAACAATGAACACAATCACTATCGAGAATAAAGACTACACTTTGACTTACGGTTTCGATTTTATCCGCGAACTTGACAAACGCTATTCTGTTTCAGACGGTGGTGTTTCGTTTGGGTTCGGTGTACAGCACGCGGTCGTTGACTTGCAACAAAAAAATCCAGTAATCTTGCTTGATCTAATTCAAGCAGCAACTATCACAGAACGTCAAAAACCATCTGTTAAGGGTATTGAGGCTTATGTCATTGAAGAAGCCGAGCAAGACCAACTTGACTCACTCTTTGATGATTTTTTATCGGAATTGCGAACTCAACCTTTGACGAAAGCAACCGTCCAACGAGTGGAAGACGCAACAGCGTAGTCCAAAACGCAAGTGATAGCCAAACGTCAGCTGAAACATACGAGGAATTAATTACTAATGCCATGGCTGATTTTGGCGTGTCATTGCTTGAAGCTCGAAGAATGACGCTTAAGGAAATGAAACTCTATCAGAAAGCACATAAGAAGCGCTATCTGAATAAAGAAAGAGAAATCTATCAACTTGCTTACCTTAATCGTTTGGTAAATGCCACGACGAAAGATGGCAAAAAGTATCACTTCGAGAAATTTGACGACTTCTATAACGCTAAAGAACGAGCCCGTGAGGTGTTGGGTGAAAAGATCACTAACAGCAAGCTATTAGAACGGGCTAGGAATAATCTTAATTACAAACGAGAAAGAGGGTTGCTAGATGGCAGATAAAACGTTTAATGTTCGAGCGATATTAAGCGCTCAAGACAACGGCATGTCTAGCGCACTCAAAAGAGCGCAGCAAAACGCTGAGAATTTGGGCAAAACTGGCACTAAGTTAGGCTCGGTTTTCAAAAGTGTTTTGGGTGCTAATTTAGTTAGTGCTGGTATTACTAAGGGAATCGGTGCTCTAACCAGTGGTGTCAGAGGACTAGTCGGAGAACTAAACAGCTCTACTAAGGCTTGGAAAACTTTCGACGGAAGTTTAAGTCAGCTTGGTTGGGGGAAATCAGAGATTGCGTCAGCTAAGAAAGCGATGCAAGATTATGCAACACAAACCATCTATTCAGCCTCCGACATGGGGACTACATTCTCACAAATGGCTGCTATCGGGCGCAAGGACGCTGAAAGCTTGGTGAAGGCTATGGGTGGACTTGCAGCATCGGCTGAAAACCCAAAACAAGCCATGAAAACACTTAGCCAACAAATGGTCCAAGCGATGACTAAGCCTAAAATTCAATGGCAAGATTTCAAGTTGATGATGGAGCAATCACCAGCGGGGATGGCTGCCGTTGCTAGAGAGATGGGCATGTCTCTGGATGATCTTGTAAGTAAAATCCAAAACGGCGAGATTAAGACTGAGGATTTTGCGGAGGCATTCAAGCGAGCTGGTGACTCTATGCAGCACTTAGCCACTAGATATAAGTCGGTGGATGAGGCTGTTGGGGGACTGTATGAAACGGTCTCTACGAAATTGCAACCAGTTTTTGAAAAACTGAGCGACAAAGCTATTAGAGGAATCGAGGGCATCATTGATACTCTTGGTAAAATCGATGAAGTTTCTGTGCAGAGGTTTGCAAACGGCCTTAGTAATGGGATTGATGAAGCGGTTAAAGGCGTAAGTCAAACCGTGCAAGCTTTTTGGAAAGGCTTCTCAAACACAGGAGCTTTAAAAAATCTTGGTGCGACCTTTACTTACATTTCAAGCTCAATCAAGCAGCTATTCAGCAAGATTGACGGTAGCAAGCTTATGCAAGGCATTGGCTCAGTGTTTGGCGACATTGCCAACGGTATTTCACAAGCCCTAAACATTGCCACTACGTCGGTTAGGAGCTTCATCAGCTCGTTTGCTGACACAGGAGCCTTTCAATCGTTCAAGGCAGCGGTGCAAGATACTTGGAACGCTCTTAAAACTATCGGTTCATCTCTTGGTGAGGTGCTGGGTAGCTCACAAGTGCAGTCAGCCATTGCAAGCATTGGCTCAGCTCTTGGAACGCTTGTAAACTGGATATCTCAAGCAGCGTCAGCGGTTGCTAATTTTGTAAGTAGCCTACCTAAAGGGGTGCTCAACGGCGTTACTAGCGGGATACTGGCAATGGTGGCAGCCTTCATGACTGCAAAGGCTGGTATTTCAGCGGTAGGTGTTGCATTGAAGGGATTGAATTTCCTTAAAAGTCTCAATCCGTTCAAGAAGTTCGGAACGGACGCAGCAGAAGGAATGGCGCAAGCCGCTACTAGTGCAAGTAGTGGCAAGAGTAAGATTGCCCAAGTGTTTGATAGTATTGGCGGCGTGATTAAAAATGCTGGTTCAGCAATATCACAAGCTGCCAAGGGTATCGGAACGGGTATCTCTACAGCATTTAAGGGAATTGGTACAGCTATCAAAATCGCCTTGCAAGGTTTAAGAGGTCTCAATCCAGCTACATTGCTTTCGTTCGGTGCTGCCGTAGCTATCGCAGCGGTCGGAATTGGTACAGGGGTTGCTATTATCTCAGCGGGATTCGCACTTTTGGCTACTCAATCCCAAGGTGTTTCGCAAATCTTAAATGCCGTAGGTTCAGCGTTTGGAACCGTTGTCGAATCAATCGGAAAGGCAGCAGGGACTATCGTTGAAGCGTTCGGGACTGCTTTTGGCATTGTCGTCAAGGCAGTCGGTGAAGCTGCGCCTGGGCTTGCTAAATTAGCGCCACTAGTAGAGGCTGCTGGAACTGCTCTAGGGAATGCAGCGCCATTCGTTACGGCATTCGGTGCGGCATTAACTTCTATTCTAGGAGTGTTGCCAAACGTGATTAATGCATTGAGTAATTGGGTTACTGCTTTAGGCACTGCAATCAGTGGCATCGTCGAGGCATTCACTCCGATTGTTCAAATTATTGGGAACACAATCACGGCAGTAACTCAAATCATTGCTAACGCTATCGTGGCAATCGCTCCGGTTATTTCAAATTGCATCGTTCAAGTTGCTCAAGTGATTGGTCAATTTGGGCCACAGATTGCAATGGTTTTACAAGTAATCGTACAAGGTATCCAAGCAACGGCACCAGTCATTAGTCAAGTGATTTCTGCCATTGTTACGGTTGTTCAAACTCTCGCACCGATTCTACAATCTATCGTTACTGGTATCGTCGCTATCATCGGTCAGATCGTGCCAGTCATCAATTCGATTGCTGGAGTAATTACAGCGGCGTTTAGCGGCATTGCCTCAGTCGTATCCGCGGCGGGAACAGCGATTGCTGCTGCCGCAATGGGTATCGGTCAAGGCATTGCTACGGCGTTAAGTGGTGTGGCAAGCATTATCAGTGCTACTGGTAGCGCCATTGGTGCAGCATTGCAAGGCATTGCTGGCGTGGTGCAATCAGTTGGAACATCAATCAGTACCGCAGCGCAAGGTATCGGAAACGGCATCAAATCAGCGTTTGAAGGTATTTCAAGCGTAATCACATCAGCCGGTAGTGCAATTAGTAGCGTATTGAACAGTCTTGCTAATGTCTTCAATTCGATTGGTACGGCTGCTCAAAAAGCTGGTACTGGATTCAATCAATTGGCAAACGGTGTCGTTAAGATTACCAATACCAATTTAGGTGACATGGCTGCATCTCTTGCAGCGGTTGCCAAAGGTGTCGGTTCTATCGGTAACAACTCAGCAGGACTCGCAAAGGCTGGTACTGGGATGACTCAGCTCGGAAACGGCATGAGCAAGGTGTCTAGCTCAGCATCTAGTGCTGTATCTGGATTGACGTCATTCTCAACTACGATTACAAGCATCCAGTCATCATTCACTAGCTTACAGTCGCTATTGACATCAGCGGGGACAGCGTTTAGCACGTTCTCAAACCAAGCTAGTCAATCGCTTGCTGGGTTAACGGCTATTGTAGGACCTATCACTACGTTTAGAGCAGAAGTCATGACACTAGCCCCAGCATTATCGCAAGCGGCAAGTGGATTGACTCAATTCAGCTCTATTTCAACAACATTGAGCTCTAGCATGGCTGCTATTAGTGCAAGCATGAGCATGTTGACTGCTAGCTTAACAAGTTTGGCTAGTCAATTGACTATGATTACTACCAGCATGACAACAGTGTCAGCTGGTATGACCATGTTTGGCACTGGTATGACTGCAATTGGTACAGCATTAACTATGCTGAATAGTCAATTTATGATGTTTGCTACATCATTAACACAATTGACAATGCAATTCACGACAGCAGTAATGCCGCTTAATATGTTCAACATGGCACTAACCATGATGGCACCAGCTTTGATGTTAGCATCCACTGGATTCATGCAGTTTAATGCTCAAGTCATGCAATCCGTAACTGGAATGACTGCTTTATCAACTGCGATTGCTACTATTCCAGCTGTTCTTACAGCCGTAGCAAGCACCGCTAACAATGCAGCGTCATCTATCATGCGCATTGCTACTAGCGCACCGCTTATCGCAAGCGCTATGAATAGTGCGGCTGGACAAGTTCAGTCAGCAATGCAGCGAATGGCGCAAGCAGTACAGTCTAGCGGTCAACGTATGATTCAGATGGGGCGCCAAGCAGGGACTCAAACTGGTCGAAATATCGCAAGCGGCATTCAGTCAGCGGTTGGGCAAGTAGGTTCAGCAATGGATAGCCTAGTTAATGCTGCAGCTGCCAGAGCTAATGCTGGGGTAGGACGTATGAGAGCCGCTGGGGCACAAATCGGTAACGGTTTGGCTCAAGGTATGCTGTCAGCTCTAGGAGCAGTAACAGCGGCAGCTAATGCCCTTGTAGCTCAAGCAGAACGAGCAGCGCAAGCGGCAGCCAAAATTCATTCACCATCACGCCTCTTCCGAGACAACGTTGGTATCTATATCGGTCAAGGTTTGGCTGTCGGTATTGACAAGAGTGTTAAATATGTCAAGTCATCAATTGCTGACATGATTGACACTGCTAGTCGCTACGCTATCAGTGCCCGTGATCTTTTCGAAGATAACAATATCTTTGATAGCTTCGACGGCGGCAAGATGCGAGGTAGCATTGATTTGTCGTTAGCAGACGATGCGAGAATGGATAGATTAGAGCAAGCGCTTGACCTAATCACTGATTTAGTCGGGCGTCCGATTTCACTTAACATTAATGGCCGTGAGTTTGCTTATGCAGCGGCTGATGATATGAGTAGCTACCAAAAAGCGCAAGAATTTACTTACAAACGAATGAGAGGGCTTGAATAATGGCTTTATTTCAATTCAATGGATATGACCTAAACAACTATTTCAAGCTAATCAAAGTAGAGCATGAGATAGGAAACGAACGGTCTATCTCAACAGATTCAGCGCCGTCAATTGGCGTTAATGTTCAACATGTCAATATCGGTGCCAAGAAGATTAAGGTAACAGTCAGCCTAGCTACTAGAGATTTAGCTGATATGACATTTATTGACCCTAATCAACCGGCACCGACTGACAACGGGCAGTTTTACCGAGTGAGGGAAGAGGCTGCTAGAGTGCTACATACCAAAGAAGCGGTTAAGCTCTGTCTACCAACGGAGCCTGACCGCTATTATTTGGCGCTCGTTAAAGGCGAGGTCAGTCTCAGAGGTATCTCTGATTGGTATGACCAAGCAACGATTGAATTTATCGTACCGGACGGAGTAGCGCATTCGACTACTTACAAGCGTGTTACTGATTTTCGTGAAGACAAAGGTAAAATGATTTTCCCGATAAATAACGAAGGCTCGACGGATGCTTATCCAGTTATCACGCTGAAAGCAAACGACGAGAACGGGTATTACGGTCTTGTCAGTGATAAGTTTGCGTTCGAAGCCGGAAACAATGAAGAAGCTGACGGGAAGATTGTTTCTAAATCTGAGACACTTTACGATTTTAGGGGAGACAAAATCACCCAAGCTCTCGCTAGAGGGGCTAAGAATGTCGGTCTTACAAATGTTCAAGAGGAATTACGAGGAACGCTTGAAATAAGAAACCTATGGAATAGACCACACCTTGCATTGAGAGACCCGGATGTCAATATCAACCAAAATCAAACGGCATCCTTGACATTTGATGTACCAGCAGACAGTAGCGGGAACGTCGGAGGGTTGACGGAGTATTTGTGGTGGAGGCAGATATTCTGGGCTGGGCACATCTCACAGTACGGTTTCATCAAAGTTACTGTGACCGATGCCGCCGGCGAGTTCCTTTATGGAGTAGAAACATTCAAACGAAGCATGGGTATTGATAGTGAGTACAATTTCTTGGCGTCGGATGGTAAAGGTGGGTATAAATTCTTAAAACAATGGAATTTTAAAGCAACCCATTTGAATGAACACAACCCATTCAACGAAGGGCGTGGCTGGTCGGACATTACAAGAGAGAACGATAAATTAACGTTCTATTATTGGGGCACATATCACAGTTACACGGTCCCCGAAATCAAAAACAAGAAGTCAGCAAAGATACACTTAACGTTGTCAAATATCCCAACAAAATCATTTGTAACCCACGCATATTTTGACGAGTTTCGCTATGCAAAAACAAACAACAACTTCATCGAAGATGTGCCAAACCGTTACATCCAAGGAAGTACCGTTGTTATCAACAGCGAGAATGACACGTTGATGCTTAACAACTTATACAACCTAGACCAAATTGTGGACGGCTCGTTGTGGCCAGTGATTCCACCGGGTAGGTCAGAAATTGAGATTGTTCAATCGACGTGGGCTAAGAAAAAGCCTAGTGTTGCTATTGAATTTGAAGAAAGGTGGATTTAATGCTCTTAACCATCCATGATAATGAGTTAAAAAAAGTTGCTTATATTGATAACGACAAGCAATCCACATTAAACTTTTTCAATGACAAATGGACGCGATCGCTTGAGAGTGGGACGTCCGTTTTTGAGTTCTCTGTTTTTAAAAAGAGTGTTAAAGCTAATTCTAAGTTAGAGCTTGCTTACAAATATCTCAATGAAAGAGCTTTTGTCAGCTTCAAATATAAGAAACGCTCATATCTCTTCAACATCATGAAAACCGAAGAAAATGAGCACACTATCCGATGTTACTGTGAGAATCTCAGTCTTGAGTTGCTTTTGGAGTATCAAAACAGTTACAAAGCACCTAAAGCGATGAGTTTTAAAGAGTATTTCGAAGCTTGGGGATTGTCCGAATACGCTAAATTAACCCTTGGCGTTAACGAGGTGTCTGATCAGAAAAAAACGCTCGAATGGGAGGGGCAAGAGACAACTTTAGCTCGTTTAATCTCGTTAGCTCGAAACTTTGAAGCTGAAATAGAATTTGACACTCGTTTAAAACCAAACAGTCAGCTAGATAAGTTCATTTTAAACGTCTATAAAGCTCATGGTGGCAAGAATCAAGGCGTTGGGCGTAAACGTGCTGATATTGTTCTAAAATACGGCAAAAATGTATCTGGTATCAAACGCAGTATTGATAAGACACAGCTCTACAATGCCATTAGACCCGTCGGGCACAAAGAGGAAACAAAAGAGAAAGTTAATAAGGTTTCTAATCCAGCTACTAGCCAAGCGGCTAGCGGTGGCAAGAAATATACTGGTGGCAATCTGTCCTATGCGGGGCACCCATTGAGTGCTGCATTAGTGCAGACTATCTTGAATCTATGTGTCCAACGCAACCTCTTGCCGTCTGGTGTCCTAGCCCAACTCTATCTTGAATCGTGGTGGGGTGCTTCAAATGTTGCCCGTGTTGATAACAACTGGGGTGGTATCACCGGAGGTGCCCAGACTCGTCCTAGCGGTGTTGTGGTAACAACCGGTAGTGCTAGACCTGCTAATGAAGGCGGGACGTATATGCACTATGCCAGCGTTGATGACTACATGAAGGACTACACCTATCTGCTAGCAGAACAGACTAGTGGTGGGCGTAAAATGTATGGTGTCAAAGGCAAGCAGAATATTGAAGAATATACTAAAGGGCTCTTTCGTATCGGTGGAGCTCTTTATGATTATGCTGCCGCTGGATATGCTCACTACATCGCCCTCATGCGAGATATCCGAAACGGCATCAACCGAACAAACGGGAATATCTTAGATAAACTGGACGATTTGTGGAGACAGCCAAATAATCAAATCACCCAACCTAATCAACCAGTAACAAGAACAGTTAAGGCTGATAAAGTTATCGCTGTCATCAACGAAATGCAAGGGTTAAAAGGTCGTCGAGTTGGTAGCGGTCAATGCTACGCATTGGCGGCGTGGTATTCCATGAAATTAGGTGGTCCCGGCCTCGGTGGTGGTGTAACCGGCATATCTGGCTTGATTGGCGCTGGTATGGCAGCCGGCAAGATTGGTACTGACTACGCATGGGACAGATTCGGTTGGAGCGTTGTTAGACCTAGCAATGCTAATCAACTAAAAGCTGGGGCTATCGCTAATATCAAACCTTACAATGCTTATCAAGGTACGTCGGTTTGGGGGCATGTTTCAATTATCGTTGCCAATAACGGTAATACTGTAACCGTCTTAGAGCAAAACTACGCAGGCCGTCAATACGTTGTCCAAAACAGCTACCCAGCAAACGCTTATCTAGGCGCTATTGAAACACTATGTTACCCGCCCGAATTAAAAGAGGGCAAAACCGTCGAAGGTAGAACTGAAACGGGTAGCACACCAAACGTTACGGCACCAGAAGTCGAAACCAAAGAAACTTCTGTCAGCACAGTTGAAGTCACTATCGACCCGAAGAAAAAACAGGAGTGGAAGAACGACAAAGGGCAAGTCGAGTTTTTCCTAGACACAGGCGTGCTATATGCACCTCTTTCAAAAGATTTATACCCCGCTATTTTGACCGGCAAGGAAGGTAAAGATAACTGGATTCGTAAGGATATGGAAGTTGAGACAGATAGCGAAGAAGTGCTGATTTCGACAGCTCTGAGAAACTTACGCAAATTCTGTTACCCAGCAATTACTTATGAAGTTGATGGTTTCCTTGATTTAGATATTGGGGATACTGTCAAAATTCAAGATACTGGTTTCTCGCCTGTGCTTATGCTTGAAGCCCGTGTCAGCGAACAACAGATCAGTTTTTCTAATCCCGTTGAAAATAAAACAGTTTTCGCTAACTTTCAAGCTTTACGAAACAAGGTATCTGATAGTTTGCTATCTCGTATGGCTAAATTGGCTGAGCAAGCCATCCCTTACGAGTTAAAACTTTCAACCGATAACGGGACTACGTTTAAGAACAATGTCGGTCAAAGTGTCTTGAAGGCATCCCTTGAAAGAAACGGCAAGGTTTATCAACCGCTGCTCTTTTACAAAAATGGTGATGCGATTATCGGTACTGGCAATCAGTTAGTTGTTAGGCCAACCGATTTTGAAAACACCTTACAAGTTACCGTCGAAGCCTACCTTGATGACGAGTTAGCAGCAAGCGCTGAGGTTACATTCACCGAGGTCGTTGATGGCGAACGAGGTCCTAAAGGAGACAAAGGCGATAGAGGTAACGATGGACTACCCGGTAAGAACGGAGTAGGCATCAAGAATACCACTGTAACCTATGGGCTATCTGACAACGAAACAGCCCAACCCACCAATTGGACGGCAAACCCACCGACATTGGTTAAAGGTAAGTATCTTTGGACCAAAACAGTCTGGACATACACTGATGACACCTCTGAAACAGGGTATCAGAAAACCTACGTGGCCAAAGATGGTAATAGCGGTAATGATGGTTTGCCGGGCAAAGATGGCGTCGGTATCAAGAAAACCACGATTACTTATGCAGTGGGAACATCTGGAACGACTGCACCAACAAACGGTTGGGACAGTCAAGTACCTAACGTGCCGGCTGGGCAATTCCTTTGGACCAAAACGGTTTGGACTTACACCGACAACACCAATGAAACAGGATATTCAGTATCTAAAATCGGTGAAAAAGGGGACAAGGGCGAAAAAGGCGAACGAGGGGCACAAGGTGAGCGTGGTCCACAAGGTTTGCAAGGGCCGCAAGGAATCCAAGGAATACCGGGCGTTAAGGGTACGGATGGTAAAACACAATATACCCACATCGCTTATGCTGATAACACAATTGGTGGTGGTTTTAGTCAAACAGACACCAACAAACCATTTATCGGTATGTATCAAGACTTCAATGCTATTGATAGTCAAAACCCGCAAGATTACCGTTGGTCTAAATGGAAGGGTAGCGACGGGCGAGATGGCATTCCCGGCAAAGCTGGGGCGGACGGAAGAACACCTTACGTTCACTTTGCTTATGCCGATAGTGCCGATGGCCGAGATGGTTTCAGTTTGACCCAAAATGGTAGCAAGCGCTATTTGGGCGTATGTACTAATTTCAACCAAGCAAACAGCACTAATCCAGCAGATTATGTTTGGAATGATATGGTTGGTAGCGTTTCAGTCGGTGGCGAAAATCTGATCGTTAACTCAGCATTTCCGGATAACCTTGACAATTGGGGCTATTGGGAAGCATCGCAGCCTAACTCGAATTTATCTGTGTCAAGTCATTCATTCTA